GGCTTCCGATGAGCTTACTGAATATAAGATAAAGGGTGCGGTATTGTTCCGCTTAGGCCATGCAGTAGATGCAGAGTCAAAGTACATATAATACTCCCAGCCATCAAAGTTAGTAATAATACTATCAATCTGTGACTGTAGTGATACCTTTGCCTGTGTTGTATTTGTTTGAGTCAAGCCGTAGGAGGCGGACTCTATTTGCTGTAACTTATAGGTGAAATTATATAATCTCTCTGTAGCAGATGAAAAATGAATGAAATTGTTTAAATCACTATAATCTACGTTTATCTGAATTCCCTTTTCGTTCATCAATGAACTCAACTGCTGGAAGGAAGAGGTTACTATCGTTGCAAATAAATCAGAATAATTATAGTACGGGGTGGTTTGTCCTATTCTATCATCAACGGAAACCTTGAAATTAGGTCCTCTGACCTGTACGGTATCTGAAACAGCTTCTGGGGTAACGTTTATTGTTACGTTGAATTCGGCTGGGTTTGCAACGGGTGTTACTACCCAAAAAGTAGACTTTACATCGAAGTCTGCAGGTAAGGGTTCGTATAGTTTAAAGATTACATAACCGATCCCGTCTTCTTCTACGTACACGGCATTGACTCCGATGATCTGAATATCGTTACCGAAGTTTAGATAGAAGGTCGGATAGTAGATGTCTCCGGAAAGTATCGCGTTAAAGACGCCGAAGGTTTCAGAGAGCTGTGTATTAGATAGGTTCTGTCTGGCGGTTTTTATCTCAGTTCTAGATGTGGAAATTTCTTTAATCCAAAAGTTTTGAGAGGGGATTGGGCCTGATAGTAGCTGTCTAGTAAAGAAGTTATACTTTAAATTAAAAGTACCTCTATTGAAACCCGATCTCTTAGCATCAGCCTCCGGATCTAAAACTAGCTCTGTAGTAGTTCCGGTGACGGGATCTACTAGATTTCCGATATTATACTGGGAGGTATTATAATTACTATCTAAAACTGCTCCCCCTAGATCCTTAATAAAGTACTCTATATAGTCAGTAGGGCCGCCAAAGTTCGCTGTAACTAGTGCAGTACTTATTAGGGCTACGTCTTCGGGAGAATAAGTCTGGTATTGCCCGTTTGATCCTATGTATCTTACGTCTACTGTTTCCATTATACTGTATTAGACAAACTCAAAATGTTTGCATTAGCTTCAAGAAGTTGTTGACGAAGTGAGTTGATCTCTTCAATATAAGCCTTTTCCCCGTCAGTTAAAACTCCGCCTCCTAAATATTCTGTACTTCTAGCGGCAAGATACTCATGCGAGTTTAATTCTCCGGTTGCAGGAATATCAAAAAATAATTCATTATACAAATCAAAAAACTCGTCGATAGTTATCTGCTGAGGGAGAGCTGCAGAGGCTGTAACAGGAGTATATAATTCAGAAAAAGAGGTATCAACTACTCTAGTGAAAGTGTTCCGTCCGTACACCTCTTTAATTAACTTAACTTCTTCTGCCATTATTGAACTACTTTAAAAATTAAGTTTTCGTTTGTATAAATCACTTCTTCTCCAGATTGAAGTATAGTTTTAATCAAAATCTTATAAAATCTATTTACCTCTAGACCGCTAGTATATAAAGTGAAATAATTACTTGTTGTGTCGGCGCTTAATTTTGTATACTCTGTATCGAAATCAACGATTACTTCGTTAGTCTTATAGTCCATCAAAGACCAATAGCTTTGCTCCGGGAGGTATAGTTGATTTAGATATACTGATGAAGTAGTGAATTGTCTTGCAGGATAGGTTGCTCTTACCCCGGTCCTTACTTTATATACTTCGTTTTGCCTGAATTGACCTGGATTATTTTGCAGTACAATTGTGATTTGGTCATTAGTAGCAAGACTCCAGGATCCTGTTGGCCCGTAGACTGCGTCTGCCCATTTAAATTCAATTGTCGGAGGATAGATGGTATGAGTGTCGACTGAAAAGAACTTCAAATCTACAAAGGAAGACGTATTATTCTCTATATAATCCGGGTGCTTAACTATCAAACCGTAATTAGGTATTCCGACAGTAGAGACGACTATGTTATTATCATTCTCCGTAATGATCGGATCGCCTCCTTCTGTTCCTAAGTTATCTACCGGAGTTGCGTAGTTTGTAGGTAGAGGGTATGCAAACCATCCCCCAACTACGTCGGTTATATCCATATTAATGTCCTTATTGGACATGTAATCGAAGAATTGGCTTCCAGAATATAGTGTAATATACGAACTACCTGTTTGTGTCCATAACGGGGAGTTTTGGTACGGTCCTGTATATAACCAGCTTACTCCATTTCTCGATTCAGGTACTTGAGCAAATTGCCCTGTCCCCATAGCCCAGGATTGAGATAATGCAAAGACGTCTAAGGAATAGGTTGTACTTAAATTCTGTGCAGAAGCTAAATAAAGCTTTAAGTTTGCTTTCCAGGACCCGCTGATTGATTCTGATGCGAAAGCCTCCAGTTTTGTGATATCGGCTGTAGAAAATTGAAGTAATGCTCTTCTTATATCCTTATCAGGAAAATAGTATTCTGTAGTATCGTAATTACCGTTTGCAGCTAGATCGTAAGTGTAGTAAGGATTATTGGTTAAGGATTCTCTATAGAGGAATCTAGTACCGTCTTGAGAGTTTTTTGCAGATACTTCTAGAATAGGATCTCGGCCCGTATTTTTTGACGGGTACCTTGAATATACTGTCGAGTCTGCGGATGCAAATATTTGATATACTGCCATGGTTAGAATGTTACTACACGTCCTTGAATATCTGTGTCTGGATATTTAACTTCAAAAATACTTGGATCTAAAGAAGGATAAATAACCCCGTTCAGAGTTGCTCCTGAAATGTCATAACTATATTGAGAATAACCTTGGTTAGTTCCTGCTATATTGTTTATCGATACTTTCTGGACAGTCTGTACTCCTGCAATCTGATCAAGGGCTGTATAGATTTCGGAAAGGATTATCGGTTGATTAATCTGCCAATTTTCTCTTGCAAAGTACGTTCTTAATACACTAAGACATCCAGCAAGTACATCTCTTGATGTATAATTTGGTCTAATGATTACGTCGAAATTAACCTGAATATTTATGATATAGGCAGGTTTTAGGATGATAGTATCTGTAAGCATTCTATATTGCTCAAGATAGGTTTGTATATTTCTTAAAAGAGCAGGCCCTGGAGTTGTAAAAGCTCCTAGTGTATCGTAGCTAAGTAAATAAATTGAAGTTGCTAGAGGATCTCTTTCGCCAGGCTGCCCTACTAAGTACTGAGCAAAGGTAGCAGTATCTTTTGTCACATATGCTTTTGCTACTTGACCGAATTTAGGCGGCATCCCTAATACTGTGCCTAAATAGTCTTGCTGCGTTACTGCGCGCATCTGAGAAGGGAACTGAGCTAAGGTGTTTAACCTGATATCTTCGGGAGTATCGCCATCGCCTCCTCCTACTGCAGGTACGCTGTTGTTAATAGCTAAGGTAGTTCTTATCGTAGCCTCAGTAGTAGGGTTAGTTGGGTTTGGAAATGTGATATTAGAAAATACTATATTAGTTAATTCGTTTACTGCAATATTAGATGTAGCCCCGCCCCCTACTAGGTATTGTACTGATAAATTAGTTTGGAAGGGAGCGACTCCGTAAGAATTATTTGTAACGAAGTTTGTGGGATCGTAAGCGGTATTTAACATATCAATACCGTTCACCGTTCCTATACCTACATTAAAAGGATTTGGAATTGATCCTGAAATTGCTTGTATACCTGCTCCGAATTCTAACTGTAAAATATTATTTGCAGTGAATCTTGAAACAAAGCGGAAAGGTACGTTTTCTTTCTCTAGTACATAAGGTACCTGATTTGCTTCTTGATATAATTGAGGGTAGGCTAAGGCAGTATTAGCTACAGGTTTTAAAATATAGTCCTGTGCTAGATAAGGTACCTCGTACCATCTGTACCCTGTTCTTTGATCAATTACTCTTATGATTTCGATGATATCTGTATCCTGTATTGTTCTTATGGGGAATCTCTGAATAGTTCCGAAATTTAAAACAGCAGTTCTAACTTGACCGGAAATTGCTTGAGTTCTTTTCTTTAATAAGTATGTATTCGGATTACCGCCCGCTGTCGTATATACTGAGATCTCGGTTGGGTCTATTGAAGAGGATAAATTAAAGTCTACTCTATTAGGACAGTAAAAAAAGTTAGAGGTATTGATATTAGATCTTACCTGCATTCCCTCTTCTACGATCATTGCGTAATTAAAATCGGGATCGTAGCCGGAGCCTGAAGCAGGTATTTGCTGGTATACATCTAGGGTTACTATTGCAGCAGACGTAACCTTCGGTCTGTATCCTAACATGTAAGCTAGGGCATAAAGATTGTTTGTTTGCTTTGCGTACTCTAAAAACGTCTCTTGGGTTTGGTTATCTAAGTAAAACGAAAGTACATCTCCTACATAAGACGCCATATCAATAAACATAGTACCAGGCGAGGAGGTAGAAAAGTCGTTATACGAATTAGGATAGTACGTTTTAGCATACTCTACTAGCGCATTCTTAAACGTAGTAAAATCCTTATTTAGATATGTTATATTCTTGTTAGCCATTTAAACTTAGTGTTACAATGTCTGATTCACCTGTATTGTTTATTGTATACGAAAACTGTATTGTTAATAGGTTCTGATTTGGATCTCCTCCAAAAGTTAATTGCGTGATTATAACATTAGGGAAGTATCTTTCGATACCTGCTCTAATAAGAGAATCTAATTCGTCTAGTGTTTCTCTGGTAATTTGCTCGAATACTTTACTTCTAATATTAGCCCCGAAACTAGGATTGAAAATTCTCTCTCTTTGATCAGTAAGTAAGAAGTTTATAATGTTATACTTCAATTGTTCCCTCGTAGTATAAACTGTTCTAAATACTCCTGGAGCGTCGAAAGGTAAAGCGACTCCAATACCAGTCGAAGGCCTGAGATCAAGAACATTTATATTTCTAAGGTTATATGCCATTATATTTCTCCGTTAGCTTTCATTTT